AAGATTGTCAGTTATGATAGTTCAGTTTTGACACCTTTTGGATTTAAGAACGGCAGAGAACTAGAAGTTGGAGATTTAATAAATAACCCTGATGGTTCGGTACAAAGAATTATTCAAATTAAACCAGAAGTTGAATTAGAAAAATGGAATGTAGTATTTAGCGATGGAACTAAATTACCTGTTGCTAAAGACCACTTATGGAAGGCTTGGAAAGCTAATAAGTCTAGAAAGATAAAAAATAAAAGAGTTAGTGGTGAAGATTCTGCAGAGATAATAGAAACTCAAACACTAAAGGAATGGTTGGAGAGAGGTTACACACCACAAGTACCTGTATGTGAAGCACAACCGTTTAATGTTACCACTAAAATGAAATTAATGGATTCATACCTTATAGGTGTATTACTAGGAGATGGTTGTACGACTTCTTCTAATATAACACTAACTTGTAGCAATGATGATAAAGAACATTATTTAAATGCCTTTGAACATAAGTATGATGTTAATTCTACTACTAATCAAACTATAAGGTTTAATGGCGAAAGCAACAAAGAAATTAAAGAGTTCCTTGACAAATTAGGATTGCTTGGCAAAAAATCTCAGAACAAGTTTATACCAAGAGTTTATAAATATTCCAGTATAGATAGTAGATTAGAACTTATTAGAGGCTTAATGGATACTGATGGATACAACAGTCCTAATAAAGGTGCTTGTTATTATTATTCGGTTAGTAAACAGCTAGCAGAAGATGTTGCATTTGTGCTTAGAAGCCTGGGTGCACTAGTAACTATAACAGATAAAATAGGTTCTTATGTAGATGGAGAAGGAAATAAAGTCGAGTGTAGAAAATGTTACAAGTTATATATAAGATATAAGGACGCAGATGAATTATTTTCATTAAAAAGAAAAAAACATGGAAAGAAATGCCAAACTGTTAACAAAAGAGTTATAGATGTAGAAGTAGGTGGAACAGTAAAAGGAAGATGTATAACCGTTAGTAACCCTAATGGATTATACGTTACAGATGATTTTATAGTTACGCATAACAGTTTCGCACTAAGAGAGAAATTAGTTCTTTTGTGTTTATATCACCCGGGTATGCAGATATTACTTATAAGACGTACGTTAAAGGACTTACGTAAAAACCATGAGATTCCTTTAATGAGAAAGTTAAAAACTGAAACAAAGACTAAACGTATAGCAAGATATGATAAGCAGAATAAAGAGTTTCATTTTCCTAATGGTTCAATACTATCACTTGGTTATGCAGCTACTGATGCCGATTTAGAACAGTATCAAGGACAAGCATATGACGTTATAGGAGTAGAAGAAGCGACGCAGTTTACTGAACACCAACTAAGAACTTTAACTGCTGCTAACAGACGTTCTCCTTACCTACAAGGTGAGTTTGAATCAAGAATGTATTTCACGTGCAATCCGGGGGGCTCGGGGCATAGCTACATTAAGAGATTATTTATTGATAGAGATTATGAAGATGATGAAGAACCTAATGATTATTACTTCATACAAGCGTTAGTATATGATAATCCTTTTATACTAGAGAATGACCCAGGATATGTTAAATCACTAGAAAACTTACCGGAAGAACAACGTAGAGCATGGTTATATGGTGAGTGGGATGTATTTACAGGACAGATGTTTAAAGAGTTTAAACGTGATAAGCACGTAGTTAAACCATTCAGTATACCTAGACATTGGGATAGATACATAGCGTTTGACTATGGACTTGATATGACCGCAGCTTTATGGTTTGCAGTAGATGAAGATGGAATTATATATGTGTATAAAGAACTACACGAATCAGACTTAATATTATCAGACGCGGCTAGCAAAATGTTGGAGATGACATTACCTAGTGAGATTATAAGAGGTAAAATAGCACCACCTGACTTATGGAGTAGAAGGCAAGAAACAGGTGTATCTGGTGAAGAAATAATGATACAAAACGGTTTGTTTGGTTTAAGAAAAGCGGACAATGACAGGGTTAGAGGTTGGAGATTAATAAGGGAATTGCTAAGAGATAAGACTACAAGATATGGTGATTCTAAACCGCAGTTGCAAATATTCGAAAACTGTAAAACACTTATTAAAAACTTTCCATTACTACAAGCAGATGAAAGAAAACCAGAAGATGCTGCTACTGAACCACACGATATTACACACATAATGGATGCACTAAGATACTTTGTTGCAACTACACGTCAAGGCAATAGTATTAGAGCACCAGAACCAACAAATAGTGAGTATGAATTTAAAACTATTGAGAGTAGAGAGGAGTCAAGTTATTATGCTTAATTTATTAATAGTTAGCATTATATTATTTCAATTATCATTAACTGCTTTAGGGGTTGCATTTTTATTAATTAAAAGAAACAAAGAAGTAGTTAAACTAGAAGAAAAGAATAGAGAGTTACAAAATGCACTTGATAAAAGCAAGATGTCGGACAGTAATTTTTACGGATAAAGGTGGTGAATTATGAAGGATTATGAAGATGGATTAGTGGGAAGAATACAACAAGATATTGAAGATTCCATAGAACACAAAAGCACTAAAGCAACAGAATGGGAAGATGAAAGAAAGTGTTACGTAGGCGACCAATGGAACTTATCTTTTATGAAACAGAAGAAAGATAGGAGGACTAAAAGACCTTCAAGTACAGATAATATTATATTTCCAGCAGTTGATTACAAGAAGTACGTACTAACTGCTAACACACCAGATACAGTAGTAAGAGTATTAACACCAGACATATTAGATGATGGCGAATTAGATGATAAGTCTAAAATGTTAACTAACACAGTAGAAAGTATTTTGTATAGAAACAGATATGAAATGACTTGGACAAGGGTTATATTACAAGGACTTATGCATGGACCTCTTATTGGTAGAGTTGCATGGGATGGAGATAGAGTTGGTGGTGCAGGTGAAGATAGATACATTGGAGAAGTGGATGTTGACTATCTTAAAAAGGAAGATTTCTTTGCAGACCCATCAGTAGACGATTGGGAACGTAACTTACAAGATTGTAGTTTTGTAATAGAAAGACAGACCAAAGATTTATCTTGGTTTAAAAAGAAGTATAAAGATAAAGCACATTTAGTACAACCTAATGAGGATATAAAAGAAGGTAGAAGAAATGAAGATAACACCTATTTGTACTTATATTATCATAAAGGCACTCCAAAAGAAATACCGTCAAAATGGAAAGAAATATTTAATAACAGGAAAGAACGAGCCAATAATCCTTTATCCGAAAAGAAATACGAAGGATATAGTAAAGGTGAATTTGAAGGAGTACATTTAGCAGTATATACAGATAATGTTTTATTAGAATACATACCATATATATATGAAGATGGTTTATACCCGTTCTCTTACAAGGTTATTCACGTTGATGAACATAATCAATGGGGATTTGGAGAGATTAAGAACATGATACAACCACAAGTATTACTTAACCTAGTAGATGAGATGGAAGCAGAAGCATACTCTAAACAAGGTTTAGGTGGATATATGTATCAAAAAGGTGCATTAAATCCACAACAAAAGAAAGCATTACAGGAAAACTCACATAAAGGTGGTTCTATCACAGAGGTAGACTGGTTACAAGGAATACAAGAACAAAAAGGACCAGGTGTACCTAACAGTATATTTAACTATAAGTCATATAAATATAATATGGCAGGAGAAATTGGTGGTTATACTAATATTCAGAAGGGTGAAACTAAATCTGGTACACCTTGGAAGGCTATTAAAGACTTAGGTGCTAGAGCAGACACTAGAACAGTAGGACTTATAAACAAAGCTAGTATGTTTCATAGAGAGATAGTAGAGCTGATTATAAGCCGAATTAAAGAGTTTTATACTGGTAGAAGGGCCTTTATAGGCTTTGAGAATAATGTGCCGTTTAAAATGGAATTTGAACCCGGATATATAAAGGAACAATGGAAACGTGAGATTTCTAATGAAGAAGGAATGAAAGAAGAAGTTATAGAAGATTATTACCCAGAGATGGATATAAGAGTAAACATTGTAGATGCTAAACCAACAGAGAGAGAATATTACATTAACTTAGCAAATATGATGCACGATAGAGGTTTGATAGATAGACAATCCTATCTTGAAACAATAGAGAGTGGTAAATTACCACAGAAAGAAATTATATTACAAAGACTTAATGAATTAGAACAACAACAAATGGAAGCATTAATGGCAGAACAACAAATGGAACAAGGTGTAGGACAAGCACCACCACAACAAGGTAATCTAGGAGTACCAAATCAAGAGTTTATGTATGAAGATATGAACAGATAATATGCCCGACCATAGGCAAGGAGGAAACAAATGAGTGAAGTAACTAATGAAAATGTAACAAATGATACCAATGTAGAAACAAGTGAACCAACTGTAAATGATTCACAACAAGACCAATCGGTTGAAGCAGATGTTGAAACTACTGATAACACCAATCAAGTAGAAGATACACAGAATGATACCGAAGTAGATGTTGATACTAACACAGAGGATACATCAGAAGCGTCAGAATCCGATTTAAGCGAACTTTTAAGACAAGTTGAGTCAAAGGTTAAGTACATGGATAAAAACGTTCAAATCAAGGATATAGACGAGCTAGTCAACAACTATCAAAAAGGTCTTGATTATGAAAGACAAGTAGAGAAGAAAGCTAATTTAGAAAACCAACTAAATAGTTACAACGAACTTGTCAATAAATTGTATCCGGAACAAATTAAGGATACTAACCAATTATTCGATGCACTAATAAAAGCAGAAATAAAAGATATAGAAAGTCAGTATGCAGAAAAATATGATGGAGATGACTTACAAAAGGTTCTTAGGGGAGATGACCGATATAGAGAACTTAAAGATCTAAACCCTAATGACTTCTCTAAAGAAGAAGTTGTTGAAAAGTTTGACAATGATGTTAAAACTATAAATGAATCTTATGGAGAAAACTTTGACTCTTACAAAGATATACCAATTGAAGTTAGAGAAAAAGCAGCCGATAACAACCTTCCATTAGCAGAAGCATACAAATTAGTTAATTTTGACAAAATATTAAATGATAAATTAGACAAAACAAAGAAGTCCTTAATGGCAGAACTTAGTGAAAACAAACAAAAGACAACACCAAAGAATAAATCTAAATCAAACGTAGAGTCTAAGTTCTACACAGAGGAACAACTTAAAGGTATGTCTGAACAGGATATGCTAAAGAACTGGGATAAGGTAACTAA